TCAGACCACAGAGTTTATCATAGACCTGGGAGATGGTATTCCCTTTACACGCGGTAACGTTATCAAATATGCACAGCGTTATGGCAAAAAAGGAGGCCGAAATAGAAAAGACATATTGAAAATTCTACACTATGCCCTTATAATGTTATACGTGCATGACACAGAAACCAAGGAGTTATATAATGCAGATTAGTAATGAGACGATCCAACTGTTAAAGAACTTTGCTACCATCAATAGCAATATTATTTTTAGGCCTGGCAATAAGATTGCCACCATGAGCACTGCCAAGAACATCTTTGCCAGCGCAACTGTAGCCGAAACCTTTCCTCGCGAAGTAGCTATCTATGATCTAAACAGCCTTTTGGCTCTTCTGACTTTAAACGACAAGTGCGAAGTTGAGTTCAATGAAGAGAGTCTAAAGATTGGAAAAAATGGTGGTGACTTTGAATACTTTTATTCAGATCCAAGGCTTGTCACAGCTCCGCCAGCAGACAAGAGCATAGAGCTCGATAATCTGTTTCAGTTCAAGCTCAGCGCCGACGACGTTCAGACCATGCAAAAGGCCATTGCCATTACGGCCAGCCCCAATGTCTTTGTAACCAGCAAACTCAATCAGGTTGTGCTTAGCATTCATGATAAAAAGAATGCCAAGGCCAATAGCTATAAAAAGGTAATCGGACCAGGCTTCGAAGATTTTAATGTGTTCTTTGGTGTTGATATCTTCAAGATTATTCCTGATGCCTATACTGTAACCGTAAGCAAGAAAAAGGTCATGCACTTCAAGCACGAGACCAAGAATCTCGAATACTGGTTAGCCTGTGATCCGGATAGCACAGTATGACCGACAAAGCCAAAGAAAACATCGAGTACATTGCCAAGATCCTGGCCGAACGCAAGACTGGTTCACAGGACAATTGGAATGATTTTCAACACAACTTTGTTGGTAAGGCCTGGGATATGGTCTTACTATTGGAACAGTTAGGATTTTTAAACAAGAAAAAATTCTGGGGTGAGTAGTAAACAAAAATAATTATGGAGTTGTTATGGAAATTCGTGATGAGCAGTTTTTGTGGGTTGAGAAGTATCGTCCTCGTACTTTGGCTGATTGTATTTTACCCGATGATCTCAAGCAAGTATTTCAGAATCAAATCAACAAGGGACAGATACAGAACATGCTCCTGTGTGGTACTGCAGGGACCGGTAAAACTACTGTAGCAAAGGCGCTTTGTGAAGAACTGGGAGTTGATTTTATTGTTATCAATGGCAGCCTGGACGGTGGTATTGATACTCTTCGAACCAAAATTAAGGACTTTGCCAGCACCGTCAGTTTCGGTGGCGGAGTTAAGGTTGTAATTCTAGATGAGGCCGACTATCTGACTCCGGCCACACAGCCTGCTCTAAGAAACTTTATCGAAGAGTTCAGTGCCAACTGTAGGTTTATCTTTACCTGTAACTTCAAGCATCGAATCATTGAGCCGCTCTGGAGTCGACTGGTAGTCATTGAATTTAAGATTGCCAAGTCCGAAAAACCTGCCATAGCTTCTCGCTTCATGAAGCGTGTTAAGTTTATTCTGGATCATGAGAATATTACCTATGACGAAAAGGCCGTAGCCGCAGTAGTCATGAAGCATTTTCCAGATTATAGACGAACCATTAATGATCTGCAACGACACGCTGGCTCTGGCAACATAGACAGCAGTGTCCTGACCAGCATCTCAGATTCTAGTTTCGATGAGCTAGTCAAGGCTCTAAAGGAAAAAGACTTCAAGAGCATGCGTACCTGGGTAGTAAATAACAATGACGATCCCAATGCAGTGTTTCGTAAGATCTATGATACTTTGACCAATCAGGTCAATAGTGTACCACAGCTGATTATACTATTGGCTGACTATCAGTACAAGAGTGCCTTTGTAGTCGACCAGGAAATTAATCTAGTGGCCTGTCTAACCGAAATAATGGCTGACATGGAGTTTAAATCATGACCGAAACTCTAAAGAACGAATACAAGACAGTGGTAATTAGTTCAAGAACCTTTGGTGGATTTAGAGTCTGGTGCTACAATGTACTCAATGAACATCAGGATGAACTTTACTTTGAAGATATCTTTACAGCAAGATCCTTTGCCAAAGAGTGGTTGAAAAATGAAGTTTTTTGATGCTGAAGTAGCTGATCGGCCTATCCCCGAAGATATAGACTACAAGATAGCCAAACTAAGTCCCTTTGATTTCGCTCGCAGTGTTCAGGAGACTAAAGAAAATTTAATGGTCGATGACCGTACCGAAAAGGAATACAGCGCCTACATGGTGAATCGAGCCCTAAGCATGGGTCGAGATACCATAATCTTTGCCAATGAAATGAATGCCAGAGCTCATCTGGACAATAAACTCCAGTACGACTTTTTTATAAATATCATTAGGGCCAAGAAAAGATTCAATAAGTGGATCAAGCCTGAGACTGTTGACGCGGTAGAAGTTGTTCAAGCATACTATGGATATAGCAATGTAAAAGCCATCCAAGTTTTGCCCCTACTGTCCGAAGCAGATATTGAAACCATGAAAAGAAAGACAAGAAAAGGTGGCTTAAATGGCTGAGGATTTTTTCAAGATTGATTTTCCAGGCTATGTTCCTCTAGAAATTTCCCTAGTACAACCTGACGATTTTTTAAAGGTACGTGAAACACTAACACGTATTGGCGTAGCATCACGCAAAGATAATGTGCTGTATCAGAGCTGTCATATCCTACACAAACAGGGACGTTACTTCATAGTACACTTCAAGGAATTGTTTGTGCTAGATGGGAAACCAGCAGATCTGACCGACAACGACATTGAACGCAGAAACACCATAGCAAAACTACTTGTAGATTGGGGTTTGATTAAGGTTCTGGACTATGATGCAATTCGTAATCAGGCACCGCTAAATCAGATCAAGGTGATTAGTTTTAAAGAAAAAGATCAGTGGAAATTAGAAACAAAATACAATATCGGCAAGAAAAAACTAGATAAAGCTGCATAAATAACTATGTATTCCCGGGATGGGAACTAGCATGCCAGTGAAGGCTAGTTAAATATCCACTGGTGCCAACGCCATATGGGTTGGCAAACTTAATCTCGCTTACGAGGAGAACTTAAATGACACTTATGCTTAAAAGCAATCCTATCGATATGTTTAAAGATTTTGAAAAATTATTCGTAGGTTTCGATGACACCTACAATCGCATGGCCAAGTTCCATGACGACGTGACCAAAAACATTCCTAACTATCCTCCCTACAATATTCGTAAGGTAGAAGATAACAAGTATGTTATCGAACTAGCAGTAGCTGGTTTTGCCCGTCAGGATATTGATATTACCTTTGAGGATAACAAGCTAATTATCAGTGGTAAGTCTCAAGATGATGGTGATAATTTCTTGTTCAAGGGAATTGCCAATCGTGCATTTACACGTACATTCTTCTTGGATGACACCATTGAGATCAATGATGCAGCCATGATGAATGGTATGCTTAAAATTGCTCTAGAAAAAATTATCCCTGAACATAAAAAGCCCAAGAAAATTGCAGTAGCCGAAGGCGATGTAAAAGCAAAATCTAAGAAAACTTTGCTTAACGAAGATAATGTTTCTATCTAATTGCCGTGGCCTTTGGTCATGGTTCAAGGGGTTGTTTAAATACAATCCCATAGAGGATTATCTGGCGCAAAGTGTTGATCGTGCTGATTATGTAGCAAGATACAAACAACTTAGAAACAAGGGCATGCTATGAAGACCTTTTTAAAGGCAGCATATAGTATTTGGTGTCAGGGGTTACTGGCTTCGCATCTTACACGCCGAGGCCAGTGGCGAAGCGCCGTGAGGTTAATGCAAAAATGATACTACTTTCATTTTTAATTCTAGGCTCACTTACTCTTCTGGTCTACATAGAAGAAAAGCTCAATGAACCCGAACCAGTATTGGGTGAAGAATGGGATTTCCTAAGGCCTGTATATTTAAATAAAGGCAATAGAAATTCTATTTAATTGGTAAAAAGTAGTAAAAATGGAGGCCCTAGGGCCTCCAATTCATATAAATAAATGGAGTATATGATGATAAAAATTGTAAAATTGATCTCCGGCGAAGAACTTGTTGGCGATGTTACCACCAATGAAGACAAGTTAAATATTTCCAATCCCGCCATGCTGCAACTAATGCCCAGTAGAAACGATCCAAACCAGTTCATGGTAGGTCTGATTCCCTACGCACAATATACCAAGTCTCAGGCAGTTGAAATGCGTATGAGTCATATCCTCTGGGTCGAAGAACCCGTAGATGATTTATACAACAATTACAACTCCATGTTTGGGACTGGGATTCAACTAGTCTAGGAGAGAATATGATTAAACGGGCATTAGTTTACGGAGCCGGTGGCTTTATAGGTCACCACATGGTCAACAGACTCAAATCCGAAGGATATTGGGTAAGGGCCATAGATTTAAAGTATCCAGAGTTTGAAAAAACCAGAGCCGACGATTTTTGGATCTGGGATTTAAGAGACAGCAGAGCTGTAGAAGAAAGTCTTAAATGGGCCGGTGTAAGCAGCACTGGACCCTACAAGGACTACAACTTAAAATTCGATGAAAGCTTTGATGAGATCTATCAGTTTGCCGCAGACATGGGCGGAGCTGGTTATATCTTTACGGGCGAGCATGATGCCGACATCATGCACAATAGTGCTAGCATTAACCTTAATCTAGCACATGCTCTAGTAGAAAGAAACAATTTTAAAGGACAGAATAAAACAAAAGTGTTTTATAGCTCCAGTGCCTGCATGTATCCGGCTTATAATCAGACCGATCCCGACAATCCCAAGTGTTCTGAGGATAGCGCCTATCCGGCCGATCCAGATTCAGAATACGGCTGGGAAAAATTATTCAGTGAACGTCTTTGGTTGGCCTACAATCGCAATCATGGCATACCTGTAGCCATTGCCCGATATCATAATATTTTCGGACCGCTAGGAACCTGGGATGGTGGCAAAGAAAAAGCTCCTGCGGCCATCTGCAGAAAGGTAGCCAGCAGTCTAGACGGCACCATCGAAGTCTGGGGTCCAGGTACACAGACTCGAAGCTTTCTATACATAGATGAATGCATCGAAGGTACACGCAGACTCATGCAATCGGACTTTACTGGACCAGTCAACATAGGCAGCGATGAAATGGTCAGCATCAACCAGCTGGTTACCTATGTAGCCATGATTTCAGGCAAAACCATAACAAGACAGCATGTCAAAGGTCCGCTGGGTGTACAGGGTCGTAATAGCGACAACAATCTCATACAGAAAAAATTACACTGGCGCCCTACCGAACCACTTTACCATGGACTGGAAAAAACTTATGCGTGGATTTCTGAACAAGTTAGACATCAGACACCTAACCTCCAGGCCGCTTGATTTTCAACTCAAATGGCTGGCTACCGGAGTACTAATACTAAGTGCCATACTAACTAGTGGTAACTGGTTATATCCGGTAAATGTCATACTTTTGTTCCTAGGCAACATACTCTGGGCCATAGTTGGCTGGATGTGGAAAGAAACCAGTCTAGTGGTTCTTAGTGTGTTGCTGTCTATAATCTATGCAGGTGGCATGCTTTTAAAATACATGGGGTACTAAATGCAAAAATCAACTAGAGTAGATAGTCGTACAAGTGTAATTAAGAAACGCACAAAGTCTGGTGGCAAGGTTAGAAAAAGCAGCATGAGCAAACATGAAAAACGCAGCTACAAGGCCTATAGAGGGCAGGGTCGTTGAATATTAAGATTCTATTAAGATTGAAAAAACGGTTCTGGGTTTCATAAGATAAAAACTTAAATATTAGTATAACCATTTTTTTGGAGATACTATGAAAAGTTTTCTGGTTCTAGTAGTTGCATTGTTCACAAAGCTAGCTCTTGCAGCAGAAATTACTGGTGCAGGAGCTACCTTTCCCTATCCCATATACGCCAAATGGGCCGAAGCCTATCACAAAGCAACAGGCAATACGTTAAATTATCAAAGCATTGGTAGTAGCGGCGGTATACGACAGATCAACAACAAGACAGTATCCTTTGGTGCAAGCGATGCTCCAGTCAAAGGAGAAGATCTTGACAAACTTGGTCAAATACAATTTCCAGCTATCATCGGTGGTACTGTACCTGTCATTAACCTGGATGGCTTCAAGGCAGGTGAACTTCGAATTACAGGACCTGTACTTGCCGAAGTGTTCATGGGCAACATAACCAAATGGAACGATGATCGACTTGTTAAACTTAATCCTGGGAAATCCCTCCCCAACACCAACATTACAGTGGTTCATAGAGCTGATGGATCTGGTACTACTTTTAATTGGACTGACTATTTGGCTGTCATCAGCCCAGAATGGGATAAAAGAGTTGGACGAGGAGCAGCAGTAAAATGGCCTGCTACCAGTTCAGTTGGCGGTAAAGGTAATGAAGGTGTAGCAGCAAACGTAAATAGAATTAAAGGTAGTATTGGTTACGTTGAATATGCTTATGTTAAAAAGAACAATATGAACTACATGAAGCTACAGAACAAATCAGGTAACTTTGTCGACCCCGATGATGCGACATTTGCTGCAGCAGCGGCAGGTGCAGACTGGTTCAGCGTGCCAGGCATGGGGCTGAGCATCGTAAATCAGGGAGGCAAAGATACCTGGCCTGTGACAACAGCAAGCTTTATCATCATGTACAAGGATCCTGCGGATAAGAAGTCTAGTCAAGAAGTTTTAAAATTCTTTGATTGGGCATTCAAGAATGGTGCCAAGCTAAGTGCCGAGCTAGACTATGTACACTTGCCCGAATCCCTGCAAAACCAGATTAGGTCTAAAGTTTGGTCTCAGATTAAATAATGGAAACAAAATTACTGGTTTTTTCCATTGTTGTTGTTGTGGTTGTAGTATTAATGGTAGGGCCGGCCATATATACATGGAGGAAACGCAGAAAGGATTGACATGAATATTTTCTGGGAAATTTATCTAAATAATGTTTATATAGGTACTGTGCCCGACAGCCTTAAATCTATCTATGTTCGTTCGTATCTGTTAATGAATAACAGATCTGATCT